AACTATGAAAAAATGATGCTAGATTAGATTACAAATTGATATTGATATTACCTTGTCCGCTAGCTAAACTGTTTAATAGATTACCAAATGCGCCAGTGGAAGGAGATAAATCAACAAAACTATTTGTTTTGGTACTAGTTGGGGCTGGTATTCCAGATGAGCTAGAAGTTGAACTCAATCCCATTCCCATTGAAGAACCAAGCTTGCTAGATGCTAGGGCTGGTTGTAAAAAAGCGGTACTTGCTCCACTAGTGGAATTAACTGGTGTATCTAGAGTAGTAGTGCCATCAGCATTGGATATAACACAGCTACTATAAACTTTAATAGGTTTATAATTAGTATTGTTGTTTGCGATGGTCTGTGCATTTATAATATCTTTAGCATTTTGAAGTTGTTTATTGAGATAATCTATTTGAAACATTTGATATTGCTGCTGTGATTCTAAATCTAGCTTTTGAATATTAGCTGGGCTAACGGAAAGATTGGGTTTTGGGTTAGTTTGTTGGTTATAAAGATTGTTGATTGCTGTGATTAATGAGTCTAGCTTTGAATTATAAGCTGCTAACTCTGAAGTGCTTAATGTTTGCAATTGATTTGATGCTGCGACCACATTTCCAACTACATTACCAGAAATAAAGTTATTTAGATCTGAGGTAGTATTAAATGATTCTTTTGTTGTTTGATTAAGTTTCAGTACTTTTGCTAGTTTATAAAATACCATAACCGAGAGACCAATTACAATATGTGACATTTGGCAATTGTAGTTGCCATCTTTGGTGCAAAGAATAAATGATAAAGCTACAATGAAAATAACTGCAATTACATCTAGCATCATTTTGGGGTTAGGTATTGGTAGTATTGCCGGATTCTATATTCTAGATAGATTTATTTTGTGTTAGATAGATTTATTTATTGGATTTATCTTGTAGGCTGCTTCTAGTCAGATGGATTAATTAAATTCACCACTTGCTCTGATAAATTATTAATTTTTCCCTGTCGGTCTACTAGAGTTGATGTATATACATTTTGCTGATTTTTATTTACTATGAATCTATTAATAAAATTAACAAGTGCGCTATTTTGGATTATATCATTATTCAAAAGGGGTATTGTAGTGGCAGGAGTAGTAGTCATATTCATTGCACTAGGTTTGATTGTAGTATAGGGCGTTAATGATGGTAATGGTGATGTCGATGATGATTGCGTTGTAGATGGTGATGGTGATGTTGAGCTTGTTGCAAATAATTCAAACTTATTATCTCCAAGATAAACCAATAGTAAGATTGCTACTAAAGATAATGCGACTATTATGTTAGTTGATGTTAATAAATTGGAAACTTTTTTAATAAACATTATAAACTATTTTATTCTTCTAGATATATGATTAGCTCTAGCTTAAATTCTATTATAGAATTAGAATTCTTTTTATCAAGCAAGATATCAACTCCCAATCACCCCGCATCCCCTAACCAACCCAATAATTCTTTTATATTTCAAAATTCCGAGATATCATATCCTTTAACCGGTTTTGAATTTTTAAAAAAATCCAAAACGGTTATGCGGATAGAGGTGAAAAACTAAAGTTTTCCACCTTTATTGCATCCCTAATTTATGGCGTTAAAACGCCAATAACCGTTTAAGGGATAAAACATAATAATTACACAATTAAAAATATTTTAGTGCGTAAAAAAAACAATATAAAGATATATCTATACTTCAAAGTACTTCCGACTCCTAGTTTTCCCAAGCGCTATTTTATTTGAAAAATGTCTCTAACTGCTCAAATTGGTTCTTCTGATTCTAGCTTCAAGCTTTCTCAAAAGCTAGTTGCCTCTCTAGCTGAGAAGTTCGGCTTCAAGTTTGAGGATGGCTGGAGCACTGTCAGCACTCGCACCGTAGATAATGTTCAAAAGCGCCTTAAGCGTGAGCGTCGTCGTGCCAACCCTGCTTCCCAGGTTAAGCACCCGCGTACTGCTTTCTCTTTCTTTACCCAGCAACAGCGTCCTATTGAGACTGGCAAGCACAAGGATGCTACTTTTGGTCAGCTTTCCCGCTTTGTTAGCGATGCATGGAAGGCTCTAACTCCTGCTCAGCTCCAGACCTACAAGGATATGGAGGCTAAGGATAAGACTCGCTACCAGACCGAGCGTGATGCTGCCCTAGCTGCTGCCCCCGCTCAGGCTGCCCCTGTTGATGCTGCTCCGGCCGAGGTTGCCGCTGCATCAACTGATGCCAAGCCCAAGAAGGAGCGTAAGGCTAAGGCCACTGCTGCCCCTGCTACCTCTGCTCCCGTCCCCGCCCCTGCTGATGCCAAGCCATCCAAGGCTCCCAAGGTTGCAAAGGCTCCTAAGGCTGCTGCTGCCCCGGCTGCAGCTGCCACCCCCGCAGTTGCTGCCGCCCCTGCTGCTGCTGAGACCAAGCCTGCTAAGGCTGTCAAAGCTCCTAAGGCTGCCAAGGCAGAGACCCCTGTAGTTGTTGCAGCTGCCTCTGCAGTCACCCCGGCACCAGCTGCTGCCAAGGCTGCCAAGGCTGCTAAGGCTCCCAAGCCCGCTAAGACTGCAGGCAAGGCTTGAATGTGATTAGTAAGTTTTAGAAAAGTATGAATATGATTAGTAAATTTGTTTTTCTCTTTTTTGTTTTTATATCAACATCAACATCAACATCAAAATCAAAATCAAAATCAAAATCAAAATCAACAATTGATAAAATTTATTAGTAAGTAATAAAGATAGTAAACGTTGCAATTATTGGTTAAATAATGATAACCAGACCAATGTTAAAAAAACATACTAGTAGGTTTTTAGAAACTAGAAGTCGGATTCGGGCTAAAAGAAATACTAATGATTTAATTTATCAAAAAAAAATTACAAAGAATATGATAAATATGCTTAATAATTTGAAAAAATTTAAAACTTTTTACAAAAAATTAAGTAAAGAGAAAAAAGATGTTTTGGTAAATTATAAAGGTAATGGCTATATAAATATAAATAGCTATCTTTATAATAATCTTAAAATTAAAGATTTTGAAATAAATAATGCATTTATTGCAAATATAAAATCATACTTTTCAGACAATACAAAATCTCTAATAGATTTGAAATCTATTAATCCAGGTAATATAAAAACGCTTCTAGAATTATATGTAAATAAAAATATAATTGAAAAAATTAATACAATCGATGAAATATTGAAAGACAAAGATATACCAAAGCTAGTAGGTAATGAAATCTTATTTCGTGGAACTAAGGAGCATACATTAACGACAAATAAAAGTAAGGTTGGTGATATAGTAGTATCAAAGAGTTATATATCAACAAGTACCGAACAAGAAATATCAGAGAATTTTACATATTCGTGGAATAAAAATCAATCAAATTTATGTTGCATGCACGTATTGCACGGATTAAAAGATGTTCCGTATATATATATACCTTGGGGCATAAAAAAAGCACATAATTATGAACAAATGCATATATTACAATCATATGGTGATGAATTTGAATATATGTTGCCTAGAGGTATGAAATTTAGAATAACCAAAATTGAAAATAAAATAATTAGAAAAGCATATTCTTCAATAAAAAAAATATCATTTTCTAAGCTTGATAAACTAATTTCAACTACTAAAAAAACATTACTTAATTCTGGAACAACTAAAAAACTTAATAATAATAACGTACGCAATATTTTTAATAAAACAAATTTAAGAATAAAAACATTTCATCTAGAATATGTCGAACAAGAAGTCTTAGAAAAAATACCTAATTATTCATATGAAAAATCTGCTAATATACATATAACACCTATTCTAGAAGATGATACAACAAGCAAAAGCACAAAATTAATTAAAAATGAGACTATTTACGTATAATTAGCCAAATAATAATGTCTATCCCCTGTAAAATGAGTATAACATATTTAGCTAATAATAAAATTATTTTTAGAAATATGGAAGGTATTTTAATGAATAATAATAAGGATTATATCCTTTAACCGGTTTTGAATTTTTAAAAAAATCCAAAACGGTTATGCGGATAGCGGTGAAAAACTAAAGTTTTCCACCTTTATTGCATCCCTAATTTATGGCGTTAAAACGCCAATAACCGTTTAAGGGATAGAATTCGTTAATAAAATTTGTTGTATTGATACCACAAAATATGATAATATTTATTTGTTAAATAATAATTTTGCAGGTAAAATATTATTTACAAAAGGAAATACATATGGTCTTGTTACGTGTGGTTCGGGAAAGCCAATTATTTCTTCAGAAATAGGAATATTAGATTATTGATATAATTTTGCCTAATATATATTTTTGCCTAATAAAGAAAGACCAAATTATTTATCTAGAAGTAATGCTATATCAAATAATCTAGACAAATTATCAAAATCAAATAAACCTAGGATTAGTCGATTGGTCTTATTATGGTTTAAGTGATATTATTTTTTCTATTTTTACCATTTTTCTATGAATATAATAGCTATGGTAACAACAAATCTAATACCAATATATGATTATCTAATAGCTGGTGGTGGTATTGCGGGTTTATATACTGCATATCGCATTTTGAAGCATTCCCCATCAGCTAAGATATGTATTCTAGAGGCTGCCAATCGACTAGGTGGTAGATTACATTCCATACCTCTTGAAGAAGGTGCTATAATAGAAGCAGGAGGTGCTCGATTCAATACCCAACAACATCGTATTATCGCCCTTATTCGAGAATTAGGATTAAGCGCTAAGCAAATAGCTATCTCTGGCGGTTCTAAATATATTCCTATTCATAGAAATTATGACCCCCAGTTGGAAGTCACATTTCCGGAAATTGATAATATAATCCAAAAACTAGCAAGTCATATCCGCCAGCACAATATACCAGACGATAAACTTATTAAAACCAACCTGCTAGAATTAATCCACGAAATCTACTCATCTGAATATCCGAGTATTAAAAAATATTTAATTGCCCGATATCCATATTACTCCGAATTACATAGTTTAAACGCCCTAGAAGGTATCGCATTATTCACTAACGAATTTTCACAGAAGATGCGGTATTTCATCCTAGCAGGTGGATTAGAGCAAATCATTACTGCAATTTCACACCAGCTAGAGAAACACTCTAACATACAGATACATCTTAACCAACCTCTAGAAGCCATTTCACCACTCGAGAACAGAGCCACTAGAGATGCTAGGGATGCTAGAGATGCTAGAGACACTAGAGGAACTAGAAATACACGATTATATAGTATATCATCAAACGACAAGGAATATCAAGCACATAAAGTGATTCTAGCATTACCACAACCTGCCCTTATGAAAATAAAATTCCTAACACAGCATCCGGGTGTCCGTCGCTTGATAAATTCTATCCAGCCAGAACCATTATATCGAATTTATGCCAGATATCCTCTAGATAAGAAAACAGGAAAAGTGTGGTTTGCAGGATTACCAAAAATTGTTAGCAATTTACCTATTAAATATATCATTCCTAGCAATGTGGAAAAAGGTATAATTATGATTAGTTATACGGATTCGCGATTTGCTCGATATTGGTTTAATAAATTGGCTGCAGGGGGTGATATTCTTCAAAAGGAACTAGCCCGGCAGTTGGGACTTTTATTTCCAGAACTAGAGATACCGGATCCATTATGGCTAAAACATTACTATTGGGATATGGGTGCTGGATATTGGAAACCAGGCCACTCCCGGAAAGAAATTATGCCACAAATAACTCAACCTCTAGCAGAACAGGATATATACATTTGTAATGAAAATTATAGTAGTCATCAAGCTTGGGTGGAAGGTTCTTTAGAATCTGCAGATTATGTTCTAGAGAAGCTAGATATATCTCTTAAAAACACATCTAAAAATAAAAGTCGAACACGGAAAGTTAGAAGATATACTAATACTAAAGGTGGAGGTTCTACCAGAACCAAAAACAAAAACAAAACACAAAACAAAACACAAAGCAAAACACAAAATAAAAAATGGCAAGAATATACTCTAGCAGAAGTTGCAAAACATAATAAAAAATCAGATGCGTGGATAGTAATAGATGGTAAGGTTGCAGATATCACTAAATGGATACCCAAGCATCCGGGAGGTGATATAATTATGAAAGGTGTTGGTAAAGATGCTACTAACTTATTCAATAGTATCGGCCACGATGAATACGCTAGAAAGATGTTGAAAACATATCAAATCGGTATCCTTGCGTGAGTTGAAGATTTTGACTAATTCTAGAGTGATTGCTAGAGTAGTTTTTTTAGATTTTTATAATAATTTTAAACTAAAATTGATTTATAGGAAGCATTTAACACGAAGTATTTTAGCTTTGCTTACCTGAAGTTTTGAGTTTTTGTCTTACAGACAATATCAACATATCAACATGGGTGTTCGAGGAGGTGCCAAGAAATCTATTCTAGATAGGTCTAAGCGTGTCCATCTATCTACGTTTCGTGGACAACGAATAGTCATTGATTGGGCTAACATTGCCCATCGTTTCCTAAGTCGTTCTAAGTCTCTAGAACAGTTCAAGAATGAGTTTATCAATCTAATTCATAAGTTTGCAAGAGTAGGAATAGAAATACTATTTGTCTTTGATGGAAAACCACGAGATGAAAAATCGCTAGCTATCGAACATCGTAAAACTGCTAGAGGTAAAGCTCTAGAAAAAATCGGAGAAATCATTGAAAAATCAAGCAACAATCCTGAAGAAGACTTTGAAACTATAATGCATCTAGCAAAAAGAGTTAAAACTCTTAAAATTCTACATATGAATACGTGCAAAGAACTTTTTGCAGCTCTCGGAGTCCGTTATATTCATCTAGCAGATTATGAAGCAGATTGCATTATCAAGGTAGTACTTGAAAATGGTATTGCAGATATATGCTTCTCAGGTGATATGGATATTCTTGCATCTGGTTGCAAAAAAATCATACTTGACCTAGATTTTAAAGAAGACACCGTCGTTGCAATTGACCAGGAAATACTTATTTCCCATCTAGGAGTATCACAACAACAACTACTAATGGCCTTTATTCTATCTGGTACAGATTGGAATAACGGTATTAAAAAGTCAAACTTCGCTAAAAACCTGGAATTAATTAAAAAATATGGTGATATACCCGGAATAATCGCTAATTTGGAAGAGATTAATCTCGATTTGTCTGAAGACAACCAAATAGGATTTCCCAAAAAATTTGACTGGCAATTAAGTGTTGAAATCTATTCTGAAGTACTGGGAATAGAAACAATCCATAAGATTCAAGACATTCTACAACAACAGGACATGGAATCCAAAATTATGAGAACCCAAGATGGATTTAATATTCTTCTAGAATATGGCAAAAGCATTCTAGCGAATGATCCAGACTTGAAGTACATCAGAAAGTATCAAGAATATATCTTTTGGAAATATGCATACCGAATAAATCTAATCCCTTCTAGTGGATACAAACAAAAAGCATCACAAAATCCAAATTTTAAGCAAGTGCAAAAGAAAGTAAAAAACTAAAAGTAAAAAACTACAATGTAGATACAATATAGATACAAGATTTTATTTTTTATTTTATATTCTTTCTAGAAGCAATTTCTTACTATCTTATAGTAAATTAAAATTAAAAGTAAAATTAAAATATGTCGTCCTGGTTAGTTATTATAATTAGTCTTATCATCTTTAGTATTCTTATGTGGGCTTTAATTAGTACCTGTCCCACGCAAACCAATACCACTATAGAAAATTGGGTTAATTATCAGGAGCTACCCTACGGTAATGTGCAAACTGGTGCAGGTAATTCTGATAATATAAGACCACTAGTATTCTATAATTATCCAATATATCGACGACCTTATAACTGGCCGGTTTGTCATCTAGTAGATTATCCAGTTCCACATTGCCGTTCTGATAGTCTCTAATCTATAGTATATAGTCTATAGTCTCTAGAAGGTCAGTTATTAAGATAAAACACAAATATTTTCATCTGGTGAAATGCTCCATTGTTGATTCAAATTATTCAAATTACACGGCGCTACTCCAATGCCATCATTATCAATAGTAAGGCAATTATCATTCACGCTAGAACGAAAAACATTAAATGGATAAACATTTTTTGTATTAACGCTATCTGGACTAACACCCATAATTTTTGCCGCATCTGCTGCAGAATAAATTCTATTGGTATGAAATTTCTGGCTATCTGTAGTATATAAACCTTTCTGACAATCTTGCATACAAAATGGTCTGCCATTTGCACAAGTACCACTAACACTAAGACATTTATCATTTGCTAGAATACCGTATTTATTAATATCATTCGCAATTGTGCTTAAATACTGAGAATTATAATTAGATTTAATTGTTTTAATTACTTCATTAATTGGAAACGTCTTAGGAAATGTTTTTATTCTGCGCTGTAATTGCAATAATGTATTCGAATTATTATAATTGGTTTGATATTGATTTTGTAAAGAATTATAAAGTGCATTATCACTAATTAGTTGCTGATTATAGGCATTTACACCAGTATTAGTGTATTTATTTACAAAATTTGCTAGATTGTTTTGATAATTTGCATTTACACTGTTAAAAGTAGCTGGAATTTGTAATGATGTGAATGATTCTGTAAGATTTGATGTAGATTGATTAAATATTCTGTATTCATAACTTAGGTATATTAAAAATATAATCACCACAATCAATGCAAAAATGATGATTAGATAAATATAATCTAGCAGCATTTTTTTCAGGCTATCTATATTCTAGTGCTATTTTTTCTATCCTATTTTCTTTTTTATTTTCAAAAATCTAGAAACATCTAAAAATAAAATTGATTATTTAATATAAATATAATCTATCTCTAAAACAATATAACACATATCACAATGAATTCAATTGCGACTCTATCTAGATACCTACCAGAAATAATTAAAAAAGAGCTTACTGATTTACCGTACCGGCTTAAATTTAAGATGGTACCTAAACTAGAACTATTAAATTTCAAACAAACACAAATAATTTATAATGATAATGATCCTAAAAGCTATTGCCGAACTGAATTTTTCGACAAATCAAATGATAAATATGTTGGTATGATTATTTATAGATTAACATCTGGAGAAATATGCAATTTCCACATTATAGATGAATATAGGTATCAAGGATTAGGTAAACAAATTATAACACAAACAATCAATCATATGAAAGAATATAAAACGCCTTATATATGGCTTTATATCGATAAAAAGCATTGTTTCTGGTATAATGTGGTAATAGATGAAAAAATTTTAAATGGTGCGATGAAGGCAAATTATTTTATTCATCATATAGTGGAACTGGATACCAAATGAAACTAGATACCAAATAAAAATAACATATTAACCTTTGATCTATTTTATTTAATAAACCCAATAGTAATTGCCAATATATTTAATTTTACTGTGTTTTATTATTTTTTTAAGGCTTTTATTATCTGTTATAAACCTAGAGGAAGTTTTTAAGGAACATTTGATAAGTTTAACTAGAGGAAGTTTTTAAGGAACATTTGATAAGTTTAACTAGAGGAAGTTTTTAAGGAACATTTGATAAGTTTAACTAGAGGAAGTTTTTAAGGAACATTTGATAAGTTTAACTAGAGGAAGTTTTTAAGGAACATTTGATAAGTTTAACTAGAGGAAGTTTTTA